ATTAGCTTCCCTTATGGCACAAGTCTGCTTGAATCCAGATCCTTGTCCAGTGCCTGTAGCGCATGCCTGCGCCAGCGCTTCCCTTCCAGTACTTCTCGGTGATTGATCACCTCATTATCCACCACTGGACCAGTCGGCAGCGGGAGCACCTCACCATCGACGATCTCCGCGTTGTACCTCCCCGTGAGATGCGTCTGACCCCACACTTCGCGCGGCCAGGTGAAGTCGCGGAGTTCGATCTGTTGCGGGCCGGGATTGCAGACAACGCTCACTGGAGAGAGGTTGACGACGATGCAGGTGGTTGGTTGCGCAAGCGTGATGGCGAGGAGGATGGTGATCATGCGATCCTTTCGGCAATAGTGCGCCAGTAGTTAATCTTAGCTTTGAGTATCGGAGCGCACATCGTAATACGGCCACCCTCGACGACGAATCCCGCACAAAGGTAAGAAGTTGTTACGCGATAGAGGCCGTCGATCATTCGCTGCTCCTTTTAGAAGTTCTGCGAGTGGGAAGATGGTAACTAAAAGTCCGAAGGCTTCCATCAAAGCGGGTGTTACCACTCCGCTCCAACCCACTCGCATTGTCAATTTGAACTGGAGCAACAGAGGGCTTTCAATGTATCGTTGTTGTCTAAGCAGCGACCTTCACGACCCCGCACGCTGCTCCAGTTCAAACATTGTCTTGCAACTTATAATAAGCGTCGCAACTATTCAAAGTTACCTCGACGCTGCCACGATCATCTCAATCATCCGATCATCGGCCATGCGGTTGATCATCGATTTTTGTCGTTGCGCTGCTGGATCACTGCGCGCTTCCACCATCGCCGCGATCACTGGATCTTTCATCTGCGACTTGAGAATCTGAGCGATCGCGTTTAAGGCCACGCGGCCCACGGCAATCGCCACGAGAATTGGCGGACTGGCGACTCCAACCACTCCCGCGATTTGCAGTGCTAGTTCGCCGAGGTTAGTGAATAGCGCAGTCGCATCGGCAAACTTCCCGGCGCGATACGCTTCGTCAAATGCTTTGGCTGCGGCAACTGCTTTGGTAATCAGCCCTGACGCACTTGGCAGCAGTGGCGATAGTGTTTCCAGTGAGCCGATCACAGTCGAGACATAGAAGGAGATCTTCTCGCCGCAGGCCGACATCACTGTAGCCGTTGAGACAATCCCCGCCGCTGCTCCAGCCCGCAGCAACGTAGCCCCAACTACTCCACCTAATAATCGCTTGATGAGTGAGCGTCGAGTGATCATTGAGTCATCCTCCAGTTTGCAGGGTAGCAAAATTTCACAAAATAGTCACTGTTTATTCCCCTTGTACGCTCAGCGACGTCGAATTTTATGCTTGACCGCTACAGCAACTCGTGTTACCATGCTTGAGCGATGAAGAAAACAACGAAGTTGGCCGCGGCGGTTGAACTGGGACGACTGGGCGGGCTCAAAGGGGGTCCCGCTCGCGCACTTAGTCTCTCTGCCGCGAAACGTAAACAAATCGCCCGCAACGCTGCAAATGCGCGCTGGGCGAGGGAAAAAGGTACGGGATTCGGAAGCGAAAAAGATGAAATCGAAGTCATTGCTAACTGGTCAAGAAAGTAACCACGAACATTGCTGGCACGCACATCGTGGCCCGATCTGGATGGTAATTCCAGACGGGATGACATTACAAGACTGTTGCCGCTGTCAGGCGACACGCATGATCCACGTGGATCATGCATACGAACACCACTATCGCCCACTGCGCGGCGGGCGCTGGTCTGTCAGCGGCCTGTAGACGACACTATCTACACTTCCCGCTATTGCCCAGAAACCCCCTTCTGCACACGCACCCATTCACGGGCCGTGTTACCGCACGCTCACCGTCACCGTCTGCGTCCCGCAGGGTCCGGTCACAACTACGCTGCCTGACTTCTTCTTTGCCTGCACCCGGAACTCGACTAATGCGCTTGTGGCATTCGTAAACAATTTTGAACTCTGTCCAATCACCGCCACCTGCCCACTGGTTCCGGCAGCGCTTACAATGAAGGACGACGCGGGGTTTATGTCAACCTGAACCTGAAGCGTCCCGGTGCCCCACGGTGAGAGAGTAAGCGGCTTTACTATCATCTTGCAGGTTGGGGCTGGCGTAGGAGTGGGCAGTGGTGGGATTGGTGCGGGTGTTGGTGTAGGAGTCGGTACAGGGTCCGGTACGGGCGTCGGAGTAGGCACTGGCCTGACCGCCGCGATCAAATGTTCCTCGGGACACCAGCCATCAACACCTGAATCAAAGTCGAGATTGTAGAAATACTTCGAGCCCGTGTCATCCCATGCAGCCTCACTGTTCACTGTTGCGAATACACTGGCCGACTGGGTTCCTATTACTCCCTGAGAGAGAGACGGGCCACTGCGCACGAATACGCCGTCCATGTCGAGTTTTATCGTGTCGCCCGGCTTGTATAGCGCTGCTGGATGTGGAATAGGTGTAGGAGTTGGATCTGGAGTTGGCGTCGGTGTTGGTGTAGGGATTGGATCTGGGACAGGGAGAGGCGTACTCGTGACTCCCTGCGCGGCCAGTAGCTGATCAATATCCGCGCCGACTCCCGCTATTGGGCTGCGCCAGTCGGGCGGAATCGCAAGCGTGTCGGGGTAGTTATTGCCAGCTGGGTACGCACCTTTGTCATACGGCTTTACGATTGTGTTCCCCGTTACCACCGCGCTCGGTGTGAACTTCGCGAATGCTGCCACTCCTACCGTGCCGCCATCACCGAAGATGCCGTAGTCGTGATCCACGGTGAGATTGTTCGTATACTTGAATCCGCTTGACTGCTCGCCGTAGAGGGTCATCAAGTTGCTTTGCTGGACATGGGTATTTCTGTCGAGAGTAACATTGTCGAAGCCGTTGATCGTGAGGAAGGGGCCGTGGATGTCGTAGAACAGATTATTGGCAATCAACGCATCCGAGCCGCGCACTGAACCTCCTGCGGCTCCGGGACATTTACCGAAGGCCGGATCTGCTTCGTTGTCCTTGCCGAGAAAGTTCAATCCGCCGTTTGCGTTCTTCACCACGTTATTCGTGAAGGTCACGTTCTTGATCGTCGAGTAAGGAGCTGAGCATTCCTGATTCCTCACCGTAAACAGCACCGGAATACCAGTTTGCCCGTCGGTCCAGACGTTCTCCAGTACGTTGCCGTCGATTAGTACGTTCTTCGCGTTCTTCAATTCGAGAATGTTCTTCACGGTCCAATGCTTTCCCGCGTAAGTCGGATCGTCCACTTTCCAGCTCAGGGGTTTGAATACATGATTGCGCAGGATACTGATGTTCGAGGGAGTGAACGACTCGGACGCTGGATCTGCCCCACCGAACAAGATTCCCTGTGTAGATGCTTCGATGAAGTTGTTGACGATGCGGAATGGCCCCGGCCCATTCCAGCCACAGATTCCCTGCGCTTCAATCCCCACCATGTGAATGTCAGAGATGTAGGAGTTCGCTACCTCACTCTCCCCGCATTGCAGGGAGACGCCACGCTGCACGTCTTGTGTCGGGAAGCCGTGAATCCAGCAACGGTCAAATGAGAGGTGGTGCGGGACGGAGTCAAGCGTGTTCTGGACTTGCCTGCCCTCGCCAAGACGGACTAGATCGTAGACGACGGTGGACTCGCTTACGGTGGAGATTTCCACGCCGACAAACCTGTAGTGATGTGCTCCGGCGGCAGTCTTGATCACAGGCTCGGCAGGAGTGCTACCTTGAATCTTAGCGAGCAGGACGGATTGCGTCGCAGGGTTGATGCGCTGGCCCGCTGGCAGCTCGCTCGCCCGATCGCTCTGGATGACGATTTCCTTGTCGATGTTCTTGTTCGGCAAGACGATGTTGGCGATGACCGCTGCGCCCGCAGTGAGAGCGATGACATCTCCGCCCGCTGCTTCGTTGATCGCTTGTTGCAGGCTGATGTAATTCATGCCTGTACGATTGTTGGTTATAGACATATAAATCAATCCTTTCAGGGAGTTGTTAATAGTTCAGTGAATTCCCACGCGCACTCGACGATCATCCCACCTTGCACGCTCAAGTCGCGATGAAATCTCAGCTCGAACGAATCAGGTGCGACACAGAACCTCAACCACGAGATTTTCTCAATCGTCCCACTCGGCACACCCGCCATTGCAATGTCCTCAGTTCCGTTCCCGTTATCCACCACTGACGTGATGCGACGATTTGCTACAGTTCCATCGCTGTAAGTGAGCTGGATGTCGCGTCGCGCGTAGTGGAGATTATAAAAAGAGTAGCCCGACGCAACTCGAAGTATTGTACCACTGACACGGGCGATGAAGGTGAGATCGTTCTCTTTACTTGGCACCCAGATAGGATTTTGTCGTCCTTGTCGCGCCTCCAGCCAGCCGTAGAACTCGCTCAGCGTCTCGCGTGAAACAATCAGCACCCGCGCCGGGATCGTCGAGGAAGTTGCGGTATCCAACCCTCGGAAGTAATCGTTCCCAGTGAGATTGCCCGTGCCCAGTTGACGCTGGCGGATCGAGTACTGCGCTTGTTCGAGCACGTCAAATCGCGCGGAGTCGAGGCTGAACACTTCTATCGCAGGTTTGCTCAGGTTGGGCTGGTAGGTGGAGGCTGGACTGTAAGCCGTCACGCGACGCGCACTCAACTCAGTATCAAGAATCTCGAAAGTGAGCGCCCCTGTCTCGCGATCGATCACGTACGCTTCCAACTGGGACTCGTCGCTAGGCAAATGCACCAGTCGAGCGGGTGCAATCAGTCCGTTCGTGATCATCGCCCCCACTGCCGGGCTCACTCCCAGTTGTGAGTCTGTGCGCGAGGTGATGCGAAAGAACTGGAAAGTGGTTGGATCATACGGGTCAGTGAACGCCGTGCAGTAGCTCCCGATCTCGAAATCCCGCAGCGTGGTATCACAACTGAGAGTAGTGTCGGATGGATTTGCGGTTGCGGTCAGCGGCACCCAGTCGGTGAGGATGGGCAGTCGGAATACTTGCGCAGGGGTGAATAGCGTACGCTGGAATAACGCCTTAGCCTGCGCACTCGTCGGTGTGATCGCGTACTCCAACGCTCGTCTCGGCCCATGCGGGCGCGCGTTCACTCGCTGCTCGTAGTCAGGCTCGGAGCGATTGCCGTGCGTCTTCCAACTGAGGTGCTCGGTGATGACGCGTTCACTCCCACTGATCGGCTCAGTCCAGTTGTGGGCGAAAGCGAAATCGACCGGCTCAGGAGCGTCCGTGTCGAGGATGACTTGCACGCGCACGCTGATCGTCGCGCTACTGAGCAGGCGGTTAATGGCGGCTTCGTAGTTCTCTTTCACCTCGGTTGCGTTCAGCGCTGGCGAACAGATCGAGGCTTCGTCAATCCCTGCGCTGACGAACAAGTTTTGATTCGCCGCACTGCCAAAGAACCACGCAGGCGATCCCCCGACACTGATGTCGCCTGTGGGGAGATCGCTCCGGCTCGCGACCAGCACGCCATTAACATACAACCTCATCACATTCCCGTTGCGCACGCCGACGATGTGATACCAGCGATTCACAACAGGCGGGGTGAAGTTCACCTCCCAGTCGCTACCGCTAATCGACAGCACGAAACGAATCCCACCCGCGCCTTGATCGATAGCGATGTAATTACCGCCGCTGAGCCCGATTTGCCCGTTGCGGGTGACGAGGTGCGAGACTTGCGTAGGCGGGAGTACGTAACCGAAGACTTCAATGGAGAAGTTGTCACGCACGTCTGCTTGCGGCGCGACGCTAATCAACGTCTTGCCCGCTGCACCACTCATCGCAAGCGAGGCTGGATCAGTCTCCACTGGTGAGGCGATGCCAAAGGTCGGCGCATAAATCTCCCCATCAGTAGCAAAAGGCGAGGTATCGCGCAGCACCGTCCCGCCCGTCTCATCCATGCGGTGAAAGAGCTTGAGCCCACCGCGGCTGAGCACTGTGTCTGAGTAGGAGAGGGTCATCTAGTTTCAAAGTCCTAACCTAGCTTTGATAGCATCGTGCAAGTCATCCAGCCCTGACGTACCGCCGTGATCTTGATTGAAGTGCAGGACGAGTTGAATCTGAGCGTTTAGAAAATCATCCCCACCTGCGAGATTGCCGTTTGCGCCGATCTCCTGAAACGCAAATCCGTTCCAGTCCGCGCTGCTGTTCACTGACACAGGGCTAAGTGGCGTGCCGTCAAAGTAAAGCAGGAAAGTTGAGGCATCGTCCGTGCGGGCCACGGTCAGGATATGAAATCCGCTGGCTGTAGCCGCAAGCGTAACGCGCTCCAGTCCGTTCGCGTTCCAGAATTCAAACGCTTGCCCGCCAAAGCCCGAGATAAAACTTGGCCCGCCGCCTATTTGACTGCCCCCGAGGATATAGGAATTGATAGTACTACTCGGCGTGCAGACGACGATGAGCGTATTCGCTGGGCCGAAGTCGCGCTGGTTGGGATCGTTGACAAGCTTATCGTCCGTAATGAATTCAACTGTTGCGTGCCCGTTGAGGACGTTTTTCCTGAGCGTGGGATTAGACGAGGACGAGAGTCCACCCTGCCCGTAGTTCTTGTTTGCACCTGAGACATCCGGCCAGAAATTGACCGGATCACCGTCGTTACCGGAGATATTGTCAGCGTCGAGATACCAGTCAAGTCCGGCAAGGAAACTGCCGGGATCGAAGTCGCTGTTGATGCTGGCAAAAGCGTCTGTGAGGTTGTTAATCGAGTCGCCGAGATTTTCCGTGAGAACCTGCGGCGTGGTCAGTGTACTGAACGCATCGGTCAGGTTGTTCACTGAATCACTCAGCACTAATGACACGGGCGCGTTAAGCTGCACACTGACACTGTCACTCAGATTGATACTGTCAGCGAATGTGCCACTCTGCCCGACAGCGAGGAATTCGTTGAACGCATCACTCAACGCGCTCAGACTATCTTCCAGCTCGAAGTGCAAGTGCAGGGTGAGGGTGAATCCGGGCGGGACATAGGCCGCAAACGCCGCTGCGCCCACGCCGTACTGATCTTCGGTGCAGTTGAGCTGGATCTCCGCGGTAGAATCTGTCGCGAGCGCTTGCACTTCTCCAACCCGCAGGATCTTGATGAAGTTATCTACATTGTCGATGTACCTGATTACGTCGCCGGGTTCGAGTGCGTAGCCATCGCGATTCACGGTGAGATTAAACGGCGGGCGCGGGTACGAGCCGGCCCGCAACTCCCGCGTTCCTACCAGCGCCGCACTTGCTCCATTACTTACCCCGTCCAGCGACTGTGATAACGATCTCGTTCGTCCGGTGAGCATCTTATTCGCGATATCCTGCACATAGCGCGTAGCTTTGAGATAGTTGTTATTTCGATCTATGTAATCGAAGCTGAAGTCATTCGCCGTACTGGCCCATGTGCCGGGAGTGAAGCCGTCAACTTTCACGACGTTGTACAGTTCCGGTGACGAGCCGTCCGGTCCACGCCTGAACACAGGGAGGCTTGGAATCGAGTAATCACGCTCGATCACTTTGTAGCGGATCATGCCCGAGTTGAACGAGTAGTAGATGATCGAATCGCCCAGCGCGGTGAATTTGTCGAGTGCGGTCTCAACGTCCGTGTCGGCATTCATCTCGATTGAGATTCCCAGCCCGCGAGTGAAGTGCGTCTGTGCGCCGAGTTGAAATGACGCAAGGTCGATCTTGCTCAA